TTACAATGTCATTCCAAAGGCTAATTCTTCCTGATTCATCATTGGGAACATTGCCCAGGTATTTAGAATTAAACAATGCAGCAATATCATTTGCAATTTGGTCAAGAACCCTAATTGTCTGATTACTGCTAAAATCACTGGATTTTTCATCTGTAACAGTGATGAAGGTATTTATATCTTCAAGCACTCTTACATTATCACCCACCTTATGCAGGATGAACTTACCGCCAAGAATAGCAGCTTCCAGTTCAGATTGAGTGTAATCAGTATCAACAGTAAATTCCCCATCATATAAGCTATTAGTCAAGCTTCTGTTTACTGGGCAACCAGCTTCAGCCCCTGTTATCCAATACACCAAAGAAGATTCAGGAACACCTTCATCAAGAACTTTGTTTTCAACTGAAATAACCCCTTCATAATCAGCAGGGGTCTTATAAACAACAGTTTGAAATTTTATTCCAACTTCATCCCGCATCCTCTTTGTAAACTGAACCACTAAATTTATAATAGGTTCTGTTACTGATAGGCAGCCAAGGGTATTAAAGCTATAAGATTCAATTGCATCCAGGAAGTCTTGATATTGAAGTCCAGTTATTGCATCACCATTACTGCCTGAAGTAAGAGGTAATCCAGCAGTTGGGTTCATATCAACATTCTTCTTCCATACTACCCAATCATTATCAATCAGGTTATTAGTATTTGGAAGAACTGTTTGTTTGTCAACAAGCCTTGTTCCAACATAGGTTGAAACATCAACTTTGGTTTCATCATCAATATTAGTTGCTACAACAATTTTAATGTCATTGCCCCTTATACCTTTATATTTTGCAGTGCAATAAGTGTTTTCAGCAGCAACACCATTATTCATCAGCTTATAGAAATGACCAGTATGAATGTTTCTGAACAAATCCCTTAACCCTTTAAGCTTTTCATGGTCATAAGGATAGCCAAAATACTTCATTGAATTCTTTTGAAATTCTTCTGATGTCACTGTAAAAACTGCATCATCAACACCCCAATCCAATTCCAGGGCTAATGCTGCAATGCCCCTGTCAGAAAGGGTTGCTGATGCTCTTGCTGCACTGACAAAATTAATATATGTGCCAGGCAACACTTTATTTTGAGTGACAAAAGTTCCACCACCAAGTGCCATGATTATTTCACCTTACCTTTCTCTTTGATTTTCATTAAGTTTTCAATCAGCCCATCAATTTGCTTCAATGTATATTGCTTATCATCTTCAAGCACTACATTCAAAGCATCTTTCCTATGACTGTATTTTTTAGATGAAAGTATCTGTTCCTTTGTGTATAAAGCTTCAGTTGTCTTATCTGTCTTGTTTTTGGCTGACATTAAATCACCCCTTTACATTGTTATTGACAGTTAATGTTTCCATTGGGTCTGCTTTTTCAACCTGCTTATAAACAAACATGTTATATTTCACGAAGAAATGAAGAACATCATCAACTTTTTCATAGTGCATTTCAGTTCCACGAACCAAATCACCATCCAATAGGGTTATATATTCAAGGGCATCAAATAATTTAGATGCCACATCCTGAATTTCTTGATTTCCCCCATCTTTAGAAGGAAAGTAGTGTATATCAAAAGGATGTTCCCTGAAATACCTTACCCCAATCATTGGGTTTTGGGTTGGATTCAGAACAGCAATAAAAAAACAGGGTTCTTTTAATCCCTGCTTCACTGATTCACTATATATTCTTACCCCATCACCAAATACTTGGTTCAATTTGACTGAAATGCCATCAATCAAATCATTTACCATCAAAACATTCCCCCAAGTATTTCAATATTTTCTTTTCCAATATTTTGGGTGCTTGTGATTCAAGTTCATTTTCTGATATAGTCAGCATAAATCTACCTGGAACCCAACCCTTATGATTTCTTGTCCTATGTCCATATTCTACATAAGAAGCATAATGAACAGGGTTGATAATTTCAATTTGATACACATTCCCTGACTTGGTAACTTGTAACGAATCAACAAAAGTCTTGGCAGCATCACCGCCACCAAATACCGCCGTAAGTTCTGCTTCTCTTTCACTTTTGGCAGTCCATCCACGTCTTAAAGTACCACCTATTTTTCCAGTTGAAGCTTCATATTGACCAACAGGGGTTCTTTTAATAACCTTTGCTAACAGCCTTACAGCAAGTTCCTTTGCAGCAGCTTCACAAAAGGCTTGAAAATCTTCCTTTTGCAATTGTTCCATTCTTTTTTGAAGGTCTTTCAATTCTCTAAAATCACAACTTCCCCATCTTGCCATCAAGCCCACCCCTTGAATAATTCCAAGGTAATTTCTTGATGATTAGTATAAACAGCAGGTTCACCACTCTTTTCATAATCCACTGTTTTTCCATTTTGAGTAACCCTTATTTTAGAACCTGCTGGAATATCAATTTCATTGGAAATAAACAGTTTTGTAACCTGAACAACTTCAGCAACATTTTGATTTTCCAATGTTTGCTTTACAGTTGCAAAAGATAGTTTACAGGGCTGGTCTGTATAAATTGGAACTTCTTCAAATTCAGTTCTTTTGGTGATTGGATTTAATCTTTCTTCCCTGATGAAAACAGAACAGGTTCCTTTCCACAACATTTGAAGTGCTTTCTTATGACCTGTCACCATTTTATACACCTGTAAGCAGCAAATTTTCCTTTTCCATAATTCATCAGGTATAAAATCAATTCATCCAATCTTTCTTCAGGGGTTTTACTACCATCACCAATAGCAAAAGTTACACTTGTGTCACCTTCATGAATTTGCTTTACTGCTGCTTCTAAATCAAACCCTTCCAATTGTCCTCTTGATTTTTTATTTAGAAGAAATTCACCAACAACCATATCAACTGCTATTTCATGAAGTTCTTTAGGAATGGTATTAATGTTGCAATCAGCTTTGATGCTATTTTCAACCTTTTGGATAAGGAATTCAATCATCCAATTATCAGCTTCAGTAACTTCATATCCAAAAGATTCAAGCCTTTTTGTTACATCTTCCAACATCATTACCACCCCTTATTTCTTTTTCTTTGTAGTTTGCTTCTTTAGTTCTTCCTGTTCAACTTCTTTCTTTTCAGGTTCTTCCTGTTGTTTCTTTTCTTCCTTATTAGCTTTTTCAGCTAATTTTTTCTGTTTGACTTCCAGTTTTTTGAAATATTCTTCCCGTAATTTTTTAACCCTTCTTTCAAAAGCAGTCACTAACTTCACCACCTCTTAATGAAAAATCAGGAGGGTTTTTGGAAACCCTCCATCAATCAAATAAACAATTAATCAATCTTAAACTGGAATTTCACGATTCTAATTGCTTTTGGTTCATATACTCTTGACCAGTTAGCACCATCTTCCAATTCAGTGAAGCTTGGGAAGGCTTTTGCAACATTTGTTTCAGTCCACTTAACACCCCTTGGATGCAGTAATGGTAACCTTCTGTTTACAAGAATATCTTCACCAGCAAGAGATAAGCCATTTCTTACAACTTCAGTTTCCAAGATGTCAGGATGTGAACCGTTACCCCAAGCAATAGCCCCAGCACCAAATAAATAAGATACTGCAACACCCGTTTGAGTATCAAAAGGCATTGCATCATCAACAATTACCCTTTTACCCATGAAATAAGGAATTCTTACCTTTCCTTGGGATTCTTCTTTATATTCAATTAAATCATTCTTTGCTAAATAGGTTTCAACTGCTGAATTGAACATTACACCAGTTAAAAGGTCTTTAGCATCACCCATAAGCTGAACTGCATCCAAGAAAGTTCTACCACTTATCAGTGCAGCATCACCAGTTTCAGTTGAAATATCATGCACTTTTTCATCCATATTATCAGCAGCAAAAACACCATCAAGAATAGATAAAAGCATCTGCTGGTATTGTCTACTCCAATAAGCGGCAAACAAATCAGCAATAGCCTTCATTGGGTCATCACCTGAAAGCATAGCAGACAAGGCATTTGCACCATAAGATTTTGTCCATGCCATTTTCCTTGCAACATCCTTGTTAGCAGTAATCTTACCAGGTGTAGTTTCACCCTCATCATCCATAACTTCAGGGTCACCAGTCAAATCATCCCAAAATGGCATATTGATAAGGGTATTGGGTCCACTTGCCAATTCATCAAATTCTTTAGTGTTTTGTGCAATGCCACTTTGAATTAATGCAGAAAGTTCCATTGTTCTTTGAATAGAATAAGGTGTAAAAACTTCAGGTTGGATAATATCTTGAAGTCTTGTAGGCATATTAAAATCACTCCTTCTAATAAATTAATTACTCTTTGCAGCAGCTTGAAGCTGTCTTGCTAATTCTGGATTTTCTCTTAAGATTCTACCTTGTTCAGTAAGGTTAAAATGTTCCTTTGACCAAGGATTTTTACCAGTAGGAATTCCATCATTGGATTCCCCAGGCTTAAATCCCTTGAACTGTTGCTTATTTGAAGATTGAATGTTAAAAAGGAACTTGGAATCTTCATTTTCCTGCAACTGCTTAATCTGTTCATCCAATCCTTTCACATTACCATCTTCATCAAGTTCAACACTTTCAAGGTCAAGTAATGCTTTGGTTGCTTTGATGTTCTTTGCCCCTGAAGCAATCAATTTCTTTTCAACTGCATTATTAAGTCTTATTTGCTTCAATTCAGCTTCATATTTTTCTTTAGTTGCTTTGTTTTCCTTTTGAAGCTTTTCAATTTCAGCTTGCAGCCCTTCAGCATCAATTTTCTTTAGTGCTTCAAGTTGTTCATCCCTGGTTTTAATATCCTGTTCAAGCTTTTTCTTTGCTTCATTTACTTCATCAAACCTTGACTTGGGAATAAAACCTTTAAGATATTCAGCAAAGGCATCAGCAACCTTCTGTGCTATTTCTTCATCAAGTCCTAACTTAATTAAATCTTCTTTTTTCATATTCATTACCATCCTTTCAAATCACGTTGTTTTACATGGGTGACGAACCATGAAATTTGTCTTGTTCTTTAACGTCAACAATACCAAAATGACGAATTTTTACTTCAATGAATCAATCTTTGCTTGAATCATTCTGATATAAGCCTTATTATTTGAAACCCTGATATGACTTTCCAGCAACCAAACATTATTTGTTTTTGGAAGAAGATTTCTTTCAACATTCCTTTTAACCACAAAGGCAACCCCAAGCTTTTGAATATGGGTGTGTTGCTTGAAATTCTTTGGATTATAAACAATAAATCCATTAAAATGTGACTTCTTGATTTTCAGCAACTAACCACCTTCTTTATTAAAATTTCAATATTTCATAATCATCACCCCACAATTTTTCCCATAGAAAAAGCACCTGCATTTCTGCAAGTGCTTAATTTTTGAAATTTAATTTTCAATTTTGTGTTTCTTGTAATTGTTCAAATGCTTCTTCCTCTGTTGACATTCGGATGTCATCATCCTTCACAAGAATTAGAAGGGGAACACCAATAAATGAAACATCATCACCATCAAAAACTGGTTCATATGCTTCATACTCTTTCCATTTTCCAATGTATAAAGCATCATCATAACCTTTTTCTTTCGCAAAGGCTTTTACCTTATCATATTTCATTTGCTCACCCCTTCCATAATGTGATTCACAACATCAAGGTTAAATAATTTATCATCAACCCTTAATATTTTTGGCGGGGTTGACACCTTCACACCACCCAATGTCATGGTGTATTTAAACTGCTTAAAATAACGAACTGCATTTTCTCCAATATAAGTTTTCCCAATCTGTGGGTCATACAATCGCAAAACACCATCTTCAGTTCTATCCATAGATATTATATGCCCACTTCTCCTTCTGCCTTTCCAGGAGAATTGAAGGGTGTATCTTTTATCTTTTTCAACAGTCTTTTCGACAAATTCAGCAAACTTTTTAACTGTGGTTGCAGTATCGTCAAAAATATAAGCTGGATGTTTGCCAGTTGCGGGGTCAATCCAAGCCAGGTTTGTTTGCCTTGAAAGTTTCTCCAATACTGAACCTTTTGTATTTGGTAAAGTTTGAACATCATAACCCCTCAACCTTGCTTCATAGGTGACCACGCAACTTTGACAATTTATTCTGTAACCATGGTCTTTCATGTAGTTTGGATTTGGTTTACCATGGTTTGCTTCATCTCTGCTCATTGGTAATCCACGTTTTACACCAGCAATTTCTTTGGGAAATAGTGGATTATTTATTACATCATTTTTGCCAATTTCCTTCAATCCATCTTTTGAACCGCCATCAACAAAGGTTTTCTTCCAATCAGCATATTTCATATTGCTGGGAACATAGTAAGTCTTACCTGTTTTTTCATCCCTTGCTGCTCTTTCCCCATAATTATCTTCAAAGTAGGGAACCGTTGTTGTTCTACACCATGGATGGAAGGGGGGTGCTGTAACACCAACCTGGTAATCTTTCATATCAAATACTTCACCGTCAAGGTCTTGGCATATTTGACTTGTTCTATTATCCAGGGTTGCTACAATTTCATATTTTTCAACATCCAAAGCTTTGAAACAATCCTTTTGTGCTGCTGAAGCAAAAGCAGCACTTTCAGTCATGATTAACCTTCCAGCTTTATTCCTATCAACATTCATTTGCTGGGCAAGATTCTTAATTAAAACATCAGGTGATTCACCCCTTATAACTGCTTGGGTTAATTGTGTTTGAAGTGAACCAATAAGCTGTTGTTTATTCACCCATATTCTATCACTGAAAGTTCTACCATCTAATGACC